GTCATATTATCCTGGGGATAGGTAAGTGTTCCATTGCTAAACTCAAGAACCCTTAAACACGCTGGATCTGTCGGTAGAATAAACTGGTTTTCGTACCCAAAAGCCGGAGATGAGCTGTCTTTAGATAACGCGGCCCTTGAGATTAAACTATTCCAGGGATGCGCTCTAAAAACACTGTCTCTAACATTATCAAACCTTTGATTAACAACAGTCGCTGCCTTTACATTTTCCGTTAGGGAACTAATGGTACTTGCGCCAATAATGTTTAAAGCAAAGTTTGCAATATCAACTTTTGAGGCCATAAAAATCTCCAAAAAAAAGACGGGGGGATTTCTCCCCCCACCTAATTAATCAACAACGTAATGCATTGTCAGTTCAACAGTGCCTGTACCAGCAGCACCACCCATTACAACAGTAATAGGAATACCGTCCTTGTCTGCATTCACAACGGAATTTCTTCCTAGTGCAGACGTAGCAGCAATATCCACTGTCGTAATGCTCGTGCTTGCAGCAGCTGCTTTGTACTCATCAACGTCCAGCGCAACGTCTGTGCCGTCACTGTCTTTGTAAGCAGCATGGCCTACAGACAAGGTTGTTGATGAACCCATTGCATCATGGACAAGCTCTCCTGAGAGTATTCTTGCGCCATTTGGCAAGTTGAACATTTCGATCACATCACCAGACGCTAGGCTGGAAGCTTCATAGAGCGCATACGCAACTCTCATTCGGCCACCCATCTCATTGGGCTTGATGTTTTCTTTCGGATCATTTTGATCCCACTTGGTTTTCTGTGCAGAATAAACAGTAGCCATAATTCAGTTCTCCTTATTCGTTACAGGCGATTTGAACAACAGAAGTTTCCTGCATTCTTGTCGCGCCAAATGATGAACAATAATAAACTTGAGTGGCATAAGACTTGTCTGCCCTCTCATCTATTTTTGCGGTTGGTTCCTTGCCGATAGCCAACTTGCAGCCTTCCTGTGCAAATGCATAGCAAAGTCTGCTTGTACCATCGTCCGTTAGGCGATTGGAACGAATGAACTTAAAGCCCATAAACGTATCAATCTCACCTTGAACAAGTGCTTTTACAGTATTGAAATCTGCGCTTGTCACGGTTGATAGATTAAGCAAGTCTTCGATTTGCTCCGGTGATACCACCATGTATCTTGGAATAGACGGATCAGTATCCGCTTCATCCAGGATTTTCTTGGCTGAAATCATCTTTGCAAGTGTTAGCCCTGCACTGCCATGCACGATCTTTTGTGCTGATGGTAAAGCTGTGGATGTAGAACCAGTTGTTCCTGTCTTGGCAGAAGCACCAAGAGCAGCAATTATGGTGTCATCCATTGCTCGACCAATCGCAGCTGCTGCTGCCCTGGCATAAGTTGAAGTTGGATCAATCAACATACGTAGCTTATCCTGATCGTCAATAAGATCCGCATATTCATAATCGGTTAGAGTTACCATGCGTCTTGCCATTTATGTTCACTTTAGTTCGCTAAACTAAAGCCGTCTTTCCAGACCGCTATATGTCACCATATAGATCAGACTATATCATCATCCTTTAAGGATGCTCTGCGCTTCGGATCGCTTGACCCTACGCCTTTCGGCTAGTCGTTGAACCTTCCTGTTTCCAGGCTTGGCTGCTGATTATCTCATTGAGACTTCCCAGCAATTCACAGAGTTTTCAAATTATATTACTATAATAGGCCACTACAAGTTAATGGGGGGTTTCCATCAATGGGGTATCCCCATGTCTGGTCGTTCTGGCTTGAGCAGCAGCACTGCCAACTTGCTCAAAAAATGCCTTGTCACCATTCACAGTTTCAACGTCTACTGCATCACGCAAAAGGGAACCCATTTGCTGCGATAGCATTTGTACGTTAGCACTGTACTGTTGGACAAAACTTGTGGTTATTTGGGTACTAATAGCACACCTCCAAAGTTAAGTTTATTTTAAGGGTTTTTGCGTCTGATTATCCCTGGAACGGGGTCATTCTTGCTTTTAAGGCCAAGCTATACCGTTGATTTACAACTTACGGGCTGGTCCGTTGCCGGTTATCCAGCCATATGCTCACGAATTGTTAACGCTTCTTGAACATAAAAATCGTGCTGTGGATGGGTTTTATCCCAGTACGGCGTATCTTTTGCCGTCACTTCCATAAGCTTTCTATTGGCTTCTTCTGGGGTCATAATTAAATCGTTTGTTTCACCTTCCAAGGTATCTTCCCCCATTTGACTTGCTAGTCCGACAAACATACGAATAATATCAGGATGATCGCCTAACAGTCTGCCATCAGATAATTCTACTGTATCGAGTAATTCTGTTGATCCCATTAATTGATTAACAGCATTTTTCGCTAAACTCATTTTTTGGCTGAACGCTTTGCCGTATTCTTTCTGGAGTTCTTCCTTTCCCTCGCTGACAAGGGCTTCGGTGCGCTCTTGCTGACCGGAGATTTCGGTAGTGGCTTTTTCTGCAAGCGATTTCGCCATACGTTCAGCTTGCTTTCCATTAAGACCGGTATCATAAGCAATTTGTTTAAAAGCTGCCAAATCCGGTTCATCAAAGCCTTGAACAGCTTGAAAATCATATTGATCGGCAGCATTAGGACGGCCAAGCTTTTGATAAACATTATTCCATTCCTCATCAGTTGCGCTCTTGCCAGGTAAAGGCAGTTTATCCGCGCCAATCATTTTCTGGGCGTGAACATAAGATTTCGCTAATCCAGCTGCATCCGTGAAATTCCTTAATGACGGTTCGGTTTGCAGTTCTTGGGGTAAAGTATTAATAAAAGCTACTGGAGCCGCTTCCGCTGCCGGTGCTTCCTGAGATCCAGGGTTTTCCTGGGTTGTCTCTTCATTCATTTGATATTCCTTTTTGTTGTTCCAGTTTTTTCTGTGGCTCCAACATTCTTAAAATATTAAGCACAACAGCTCGTTGCCCTTCAAAAAACGCGGTGTCATGTGAGTCACCTTTGGCATAAGTTGTCTGGTAAAACCCAAAGCATATTTTTAAATGCTCTAGAACCATTTCCCCATCATCACTTTTAAACACACGCTGATAGTTTCCCTTCAGCTGCTCAGTGGTAATTTCATTTAATTTCTTCATGCAGCCGGTGGTGCTTCTGCTGCGGTATCTCTTGCATCAGCATCCGCAAGAACTTTAAGCATTGGGGCTGTTTTTTGAGCCTGTTCAGCGTTCATCATTTCCTGTTGCTGCTGCGCTTGCATTTGCTGCTGTTGGGCTTGCTGTTCTCTTAATGCAGCCACCTCTTCATTACTGCGAATAACCTTGGCCGGCATTCCAGCTACATCAACCAAATACTTTACCAGCCCATCATCATCAATGTAATCCATGACCGGTAACGCTTCCCCTAATTGTAATAAGACCTCAAGACCGCGCATCATGGATTGTAAGTCCGTAAGTTTCTGCGCTTTGGCTAATGGAGAGACATATTCAATATCAATATCCCTACCCTGTAATTCTTCGGGTGGTGGAGTAAGCTTTCCGTTTCTCAGCATGAGCTTAAAAGACCGGTCTATTAACGGCTGTAGTAATTCAGATTGCAGTCTTCCCATAACTGGACCTAACAACCGCATTTTTTCTTCGTTTCGCTGTAGCACCTCGGTCGCTGTCATTTGCGGTCCAGATTGTAATTGCAGCTGATCCACATAAAAAGACGCACGAATAGCGTTTCTGCGCTGTTCTTCCATTGATAATCCAATAGGATTAGTAGCCCCAGCCTGTAATGGTTCCAGCCTGTCACGGGTTCCAGTACGATAGAAATTCAGTGCGCCTGGTGTCGTACGCACAGGGAGAAGAAAACCATCGTCTGGAACCATCAAAGGAGGGTCAATCTGCTTTTGTGCTGCCCGAATACTAACTTCAGACATTTTATTCACCATTTTTACGTCCGGCAAACAGCTCATTGCCGGTGAGCGGCCATAAATAGACACACTGTCCTTATTAAATCTAGGAACCATAAATGGCAGTTCATCAAAACCACCTTCCCCTAACAGCATTTTACTTTCTGGATGGTAGTAAATAGATCCAACAGGCTTGCGAATAGCAGAAGAACCTAGTTTATCTTCCCTGGGATACACCACATGAATAATATCATGGTCATTATAAGGATCTTTTTCTAAATCTTTTTGAACTTTATCAGGTAGATTATCAGAGCCAAACCGCTGCGCTATTTGTCTCGCATTTAATTGAAACTTTCGATACACCGTATCCACACGGTCATTCATATCCTCACTAATACATATTTCCGCAATGTGCCTGGTGGAAAACCTTAATCCTTGATCATCAAAATCAACAAACAAACACCCTGTTCCAAACACCACAAGATCATAATATAACTCATGGATTTCCTGTTGAAAGTTAGACCGCTGGTATTCCTTGTTAATTAACTGCACACAGCCTTCCAGCCATTCATTTGCCCTGTCATTTTCCGCTAATTCCAAATCACGGTAGCGCATGGAAAACCAAGGACTAGAAGGAGAGGTCAGCATTCCATGTAAACTAGACGCTAATAATTCCACTGCATGAATAGCCGTGCTGTCATAAATTAATTCGGTACGTTTATCGCCCTGGGTTCGTCTTTTGGTTATATCTGCTTTTCTAGGCAGCATATAATCAGCGAGTTCTTGCCAGTGGCTTTCCCATTGGCTGCGCTTTGAATGCAGTTTTTGATACCGCCGGTCTAACGCAACCACCGTTTTATTTGCACTTGCCATTAAGCCATTCCCAACATGGATTGTTTCTTTTTCTTTTTAAGGCCGGTCATACTGCGACCGTGGGTCTTCCCAGCTTGCTTTTGCTGTAATCGCTCCAGCGGATCAACATTCATAGAAAAACGCATACTTTCCAGCGGCTGTGACGATAATGACCCCATTGTTCCGGCCATATTCTTTTTTTTCTTGCCAAACATTACGCACTCGCCAGTAAGGATTGAGATGATCCAGGCTGATAGGATGCCAGCATTCCCATTCTTGCCCCTCTTTTTGGCCGTAATCCTGTTTTATTGTCCTTGGAAATGCCCTGAGAAGGAATAGCAGCCTCATTGGCTATCGTACCGCCCTTTAATCCTATTTCCGCATCTTGCAGCACACTTTGTACCGCTGGGGTGGTGGTGGTTGCCGCTGGCGTTTTCACCTGTTCTTCTTCCTCTTGCTCTACCTCTTCAGCCACTTCCGTAACAATAGATTTCTTGGCTGCTTCTGCTTTTTTCCTTTCTCCCCGACGTTCTGACGCTTCAGCATCAAAGGCAGCAGCACCGGCTTCGGGATCATCATCATAATAATTCCCACCAGCAAATGCTGCTTTCGTCTTATTTACAATGGACTCATATTTGTCAGGACTATTATCCAATGTGAAACTTCCGTAACTAAACGGACCTGGATTACCTATGCTGTCCACTAATCTTTCAAAAAAGTTCTTTGCCATTACATCCTCGCTTCAAATGGATTATATGTCATTTCTGCCTGTCGCTGTGGTGGGCGAACACTACTGGATAAATCACGATGCCCCACCGCAAAGGTACGCCAGGCATCTGCGCCGTGAGAAGCCCAGTTATGCACTGGCGTGGATCGAAACGTGCGCATACGCTCATTATACGCCCTGTGATAATGCCTTAAACTTTCGAGCCCCACCTTACACGCATCACGGTCAAACCAGCATTTCGGTATCATCATTTTTGCCGCGTGTATTCCATCTTCCAGGGGCAGTTTCGGCACCACTCTGAAATTAATTCCCAGATCATAGGCCGTTTCCCTTCTGGACTTACCAGAACCCAGCTCTCGCACTTCGATATCATGGGGTGCATTGTGTGTCCCGTACAAGTATCCCCTCTCTTGCAGTATTCGGACATAATACGGTAATCCCTCACCCCTGTTTTCATAATAATCAATCACATGAATGGCACGGCCCACCGATTGCGTAAACCAAATGGATGTACTGTCATTCACACCCAAATCCCACCACGTATGAACCTTATGACCCTCATCATACGGCACATGCGTAATTTGATTGTTTGAACTAATCTTTTCGATTTCCTTGGCCCATATCGCACCAGGAACATTCGCAACCCAAGAACATTCATACTCCTGATTATACTGGTCCTCAGACATGGACTTCTTTGCACTGTCCAACTCCTCATCATCAAGAATACCCGTCTCAGAAGCCTTAAATATCGCCGTGTGCCAATCATCAGCATCCAGAGCCATTTCATATAACTCATAAAAATGGTTCATGCCCTGGGGCGTACCAGCCATAATACAGTACCCCTTACGGTCACTTAATGCCGGCCGTATGACCTCTGGAAACAAACTGGGCAGTATCTGGCTGTATTCATCCAAAAACACACCATCCAAATACAATCCCCTCAATGAATCTGGCTGTTCAGATCCCAGCAGCTGTATTCTCGCGCCATTCGGCAAATCGCACCGCAATTCCGTTTCATTATACCGCACCATGGGTATCGCAGAAGAAAACTGCTTTAAATAATCCCACGCTACCGCTTTCGCCTGTCGATAGGTCGGGGCAATATATGCAAACCTGGGGTTCGGCTTATCGGTCATAATCGCATCCCTAAGAAGATGATTAATCGCCATAACCGTCTTACCAGCCCTACGATGGCACACCACAACACCCCACCGCTTGGATTGCAGCTTGGCGTGTAAATCCTTCTGCAATGGACGGGGAGCGTATGGGATCTTAACTTGCATTACTCAAATACCCCAATCAAACTCTTCCTATCTGCCTGACTCAATATCTCCTTGGCCTTTATCGGATCATTGCCAATAGGCTCCCAGGTCTTCTTAATTCCCGTGTACCAGTCATTAGCTTCCTTCTCAGAGCTAAAAACAGGCCAATCCACCCCAACCTTCGTGGAAAAGCGAATAGCCGTTTCTGTGTCCACCTCACGCCCATCCCAGACCGTTGGCAGTACATAATGCAACCCATCACGCTCTATGGTGATATTCTTTACCGTAGACAATGAACCATCATCATGGGAAATAGAATTGCCATTAGCGATATTCGTAAAATGATGACGGGTAATAGCGTCCATCATTAACTAGACAGCATAGACTTGCGCTTCTTCTTTGGAAAACCAGCCTTCATATTCTTATACGCCTTGTCCGTAATCGTTGACTTGGCTTTAGACCTAGATGTGCCGGCCTTCTTACGCTTATTTATGTTCTCATATAAACTCATGCTGCACCTATCATAGACTTCTTCTTGACCTTCTTATTACTCTTAGCAGCCGTAATCACATCACCCCTGGTAATCTTCTTTCGATCCCCATACATCGCGGCCAGCTTCTTCTGCTTCGGTGTATAATCCTTATGCGGCATATCCTATCCCTTCCCTTTATTACGCTTAGAAATATTAGCTCCCTTTGAACGGGCATCAGCCTTGCTCGATGCTCCCCACTTCCTCAATGAAAGTAATAACCTGGTTGGTTTGCCATCCTTATACTCCGGACCCTTGGCATTCCCCATCCTGGATAAAAAAGACGCTCTACGAGGATTATCACCAGAACTTACCGGTGGTTTTAAATTACCCTTATAACTATCCCTGCCCTTCTGGTTCAAACCGCCCGTAGGAGACTTACCTGCTTTTCTAGTCCATGCTGGAGATGAGGACATACGTGTGTTCCTTGGAAGGGTGATATAACAATACAGAAAGCGCGCCCACTTTTTGGGAGGGTGGGGGTCGGCTGCCCTCATAAAATACTAGGTCGTAAGTGAATAACTCACACCCTAGCTCAACAAACAAAGAGCATAACTAATTTGGTTAGCAATACGGTTAGCAAACCAGGCATTCATTTTTAAAAATCAAACTTGGCATGGGGCATACGCGAACAGGCGAGAAGCACACACATAGGAATGAACATCCACCATGCTACTCCCTCTCCCAGCTCACAGTAATCGTACCAGACTGCGCCTTACTATCCTGTGGATTATTCCTGATACCACCCAATGGCTGCAACTGTCTCTTCAGCTTATCCAGGTTATCCAGTTTAATCCTTCGCCATGTAGCCTCTGCCATAGCTATCTTAGGATCATCAGGTAAAGGCTTATTAATAATATCCCTCATCTGATCCTCGATATGCGCACCCTGTATAGCCCGTGCTTTAGCATAAGCTTCATACGCTTTATCATTACTCTGCACATATGCAGCAACAGTTTTCCTATGAGGTAAATGTGGAGTATTCTCACACATACTGGTTAAGCTTTCACCATCACATAACCGCTCGATTACTTCAGCAAATATGTCCT